AAAGAATATGATCTATTAGATAAAAGTCACATACCTAATGAAACTCATCTTATAGTTACTTTAGGGTCTGGTGGTGCAACATGGGCTGGTATGAAATTTCTACCACAAGTAGTTAAAGTATTTGATGTGTGTGGCGCTGGAGACACTTTTATGGCGGCTCTAGTCTATGAATTTTTAAAAACCCAAAACATGCAGAAGTCTATTGATTTAGCAAATAGAGCTGCTGCAATTTCAGTAACACATCCTGGCGCTTATTACTTGAGTCAGGATGATATAGAATCACTATACGGAGCAAGAAATGGACAAGATAGCGGTAAGCAAAGCGGACTTAATGCACCTGAGATTACAAGCTTGGTTGAGAGAACATACATGTGAAGACATAGCATATTTGGGAGAGTCAAAAGATAAAGACGGTGAGATGAAACATCTATATCGTATTGGGGAACATGAAGTATTTCATGATATGATTCATGAATTAGAGATGGAAGAAGTTCCTGATGACGAATATTGAATATATTTGGAGAGTAAATGGATCTGATATTTTTTACACACCAGAAACAAATGGTGGCGGAGATCATTTCTTTTCAGAATATTTTGATTTAGTAAATGAATATTATGGCAGAGTTCATCACATCATGGAGTGGTGTAGTGGGCCTGGATTTATAGGTTATGGAATGATAGCTTGTAATGTATGTGATCGTCTTACACTATTAGATAAATTTGAACCAGCAATAACTGTAGCAAAAAAGACTGCTGAGAATTCTTTTATCAAAATTATAGACATGTCGGATACTGAAAAAATATATCATAGAAGAGTCTTTCCTCGTACAGAAATATACCACTCAGATAATTGTTCAGTATTACCAGAAGATGAAAAGATAGATTTAGTTGTAGGTAATCCTCCTCATTTTGAAAATGAAGAAGATGCAATAAAAGCTCTAAGTGCTATGGGTAGTCCTATTTTTAATGATCACCTGTCAGAAATTTTATTAGATCCAAAATGGGATGCTCATAGAGATATGTTTAATCAACTATCGACAAGATTAAGTGATGGTGGTAGAATATGTTTACAACTCCACTCAGGTGGATCTAACGTAGATACATTCAAACCAATGGTTGAAGAAGCTGGACTTAGAATCACTGCCAAAATAGAAAGTATTCAATACCAAGACATTTATTATATGGAAGTTCAAAAATGAGATACTGTGTTGATATTGATGGAACTATTTGTAGTCCTACTGTGGGTAGAGATTACTCCAAGGCAATGCCATGGTGGGATCGGATTGCTGTCATAAATAAGTTGTATGATGAAGGTCATTATATCACTTACTTTACCGCAAGAGGTATGGGTCGATTTGGTGATGATCCAGATGCAAGCGTAAAAGCATCTGCTCTATTATTTGATCTTACAGAACAACAACTTAAAGGTTGGGGATGTAAATATCACACTCTGATCTTAGGTAAACCACACGCTGATTTCTTTATTGATGACAAAGGAGTGAATTCTGATGAGTTCTTTAGGACCAAGTAGAAGACCTCGTAATGCCCGTGCAGCAGAACCTATAAAGTATGTGCCGAAGGGATGGGGATATGAAAAATGGATTGCAAACTGCGAGAAGTATTGTGGTAAACTTTTGTTTATTGCAAAGGATAAACAGTGTTCATGGCACTATCATAAATTAAAAGACGAAGTATTTTTTGTACAAAGTGGTAAGATAAAATTATATCATGGTTGGGATGACGATATAGAAAAAGCTGAGATAACAATACTAAGAAGAGGAGATAAGTTTCATGTGCCTATTGGTCTCAAGCATCGTATGTTTGCGTTAGAAGATACTGAACTATTTGAGTTTAGTACAGAACATATGGATACAGATTCTCATAGAATTATGCCTGGCGATCTTCTATGATTGAAAATATTACTGATATGATATATGTCGAAAGAGATGTATTATCTCAGGAAAAATGTGATGAGTTAATAAAATATTTTTGGGACAATAAAGATAAACATGATGATGGCAAAGTAGAACACTTTGTCAATGGAGAGTATCAGGGTAAATTAGCAAATAAAGATCATAAAAATTGTACCCAGTTCATGTTTGAGCCTGGACATAAGTATGCAGAGTTGATGACTCAAGTAATTCAGAAAGCCTATATGAATTATAGGACAGGATTACCAGTACTACCAGCAGCCGATCTTGCAATATTAGATTACACAATCAGAGTTTATCCTAAAGGTGAAGGTATATTTAAAACACACGTTGATCAAGCTGAAGGAGGAACTATATCAAGACTCTTTGCTTGTATCATATATCTAAATGATGTGGAAGAAGGTGGAGAGACATTCTTTCCTGATTGGAATATAGGATGTAAGTGTGAGAGGGGAAAGATATTAATATTTCCATGTAATTGGATATTTCCACATGGATCTAATAAAAATATATCTGATGACAAATATATTTTAACTGCTTTTATAAACTATAATTACGACATACCCATGTACTCTGGTACAGAGGTGTAGTTATGTGGATACCAAGAGGTATCTGCACATGTATATTCTTGATACTTACCTTCTAGATGTTTGGGGAAGGGGATTACTTCAATCTCCGCCTCTTCTTTTTTGGCAATCAACTCTGCAACTTCTTGGAAAGATATTGGATTACCAGTTCCAATGTCATAGATACCGCTCTGTGCTTTATTGAGTAATACAACATCTACTACATCTTCTACCCATACAAAATCTCTGAAGGCATATTCAGAATCTTCAAAGATTTTAATTACTTTAGTTTCTTTAGCTTGTTTGGTGAACTTACTAATTGGACTTGCTTGATCTCCTTTATGTTCTTCGCCTTCTCCATATACATTGAAGTATCTGAATCCTTGTATTTGTTCAAACCTATCCATATTATCCATGACCCAGTAATCCACGGTTGCTTTTGATAGTGCATAGAAGTTTAGTGGATTGATAGTTCCCTTCAGATATCCATACTCACTATGAATCTTACCATAGACAGATGCAGATGAGGCATATTTGACTGGGACGGAATGTTCTATTGCTTTCTCAAACAGTGCAATAGAGAACTCTACATTGTACTTGTGAATTTTATTTACGTCTGTCTCTGTTGTACTTGATATGGCTCCCTGATGTAGAATCATCTCTACTTCATCCCACTTATCATATTGATTTAAGAAATCAAAAGCACCATTTTGTTCAACTCTATAAACATTTTCTGGATCAAATCTCTTTTCAAATGCTTGACCTATAAAACCTTTGTAACCTGTAATGATAATCATGAGGGAAAATGTAGTGGTATAAAGAATACTTGAACTAATCTATAAGTTTCACCTTCAAACCAGCCTGGTTTGTCGTACGATCCGTGGAGAATATTGTCTGGATACATGACCATTCTATTATATTTCATTTCTGATAAGTGTATCAACTCCCAAGGACCTACACTATCTGTCACAATCTCCTTTCTCCATATACCATCTTGATATGGATTAACTTGCTGTCCGTTATATGTATAAAACCCAGTGCCACCCTTACATTCTTTGGGTTTATTGAGATAAATTAGGCCTGCCCATCCTCTTGTTTGATTTTCTACTGGATAATCTACATGTGGTATGGTGGATCTTTTTGTTGATTGAGTTACGTTGACTGAAAACGGAACGGCTTTGCATGCTTCATCAAAGGTAACAGATTCTTTCATGGTCAAACCATACACATTATCTGCTATTTGTCTCCATACCTCGTGTATATGATCAAGGTTCATATTCATGTCAACTCTAGATCCAGGCAGTCCACCACATACTCTTGGATTGTTTGTGGGTGGACACCTAAGTGCGAGATTCCTTACCTTATCTGGATTCTTGTAAAAGTTATCAATATAAACTATGGGTGTTTCTTGCCATCCCATGAGTTCTACCCTTGCATCTAAATCATCACTGATTGCAAAGGTTTCTGCTTCATCAATAAAATACTTTTTCATATAACTAAATACTTCGGAGAACTAATGTGGAGAAGTTGTGGCAAAACCTAATAGTAAAGAAGGTTTGAAAGAATACGCTCTTAGAAAACTCGGAAAACCAGTTCTGGAAATCAATGTTGACGATGATCAGATTGATGATCTTATCGATGATGCGATTCAATTGTTTCATGAGAGACATGGTGAAGGTATTGATAGAGTATTCCTAAAACATAAACTTACCCCTGCTGAGAAAGCAGCTATGAAAGGAACAGCTGCGACAACTACTGGTACTAGTACGCATGGTGGTCTTGCAACCGCCGACTATACTGAGGGTGCAAACTATCTTCCTTTACCTGACAGTATTATTGGAATAAACAAAGTATTTAAAGCAGACTCATCTACCATATCGGCAGGGATGTTCAATATTAAATACCAGATCTTCCTTAATGATTTATACTACTACGGTGCAATCGATTTGCTCAACTATGGTATGGTAAAATCATATCTAGAAACTCTAGATTATATGCTTAATCCAGACGTTCAACTAAGATTTAATAAAAAGAATAGTAGATTATACTTAGACTTGAATGTAAATGAACTTACTGATAATCATTTCCTAATCATAGATGCTTTTAGGATAGTTGATCCTCAAAGCGAGACTGCTGTGTATAACGATCACTGGCTTAAGCAGTATACCACTGCACTCATCAAACGTCAATGGGGACAGAACTTAATCAAGTTTACTGGTGTCAAATTGCCTGGCGGATTAGAACTTAATGGTAGACAATTATATGATGATGCTGTCATGGAGTTAGAGAAACTCGATGAGAAGTTAATGCAAGAATATGCAATGCCACCTCTAGACTTTGTTGGATAATGCCTTTATCACCTTTCTTTTTACATGGATCTCCAAGTGAACAAAGACTAGTTCAAGACTTGGTGAACGAACACTTACAGTTGTTCGGACAGGATGTATTGTATCTTCCTAGAAAAATCATTAACCAGAACACAGTGATCAGAGAAATTTCTGCGTCTAAGTTTGATGATAGTTTTAGATTGGAAGCATACCTTACTAACGTAGATGGTTTCGGAACTCCTTCTGATGTGTTAACAAAGTTTGGTGTTAGAGATCAAGATGAAATCACACTGGTTGTATCCAAAGAGAGATATGATGATTTCATAGCACCTTTCATGAAATTATTTCCAGAGAGTGAGAGAGTAAATGCTCAAACTCCAAATGAAGGTGATCTAATTTATCTACCTCTTGACAATGCTTTATTTGAAATCAAGTATATTGAAAGAAAAGTACCATTCTACCAGTTAAATGAACTCTTCATGTATGAGTTTAGATGTGAGATCTTTGAGCCTGAGGATGAGGTTATTGATCTACCTGATGGATTGACTGATAAAAATGGTGAAGATGTTGATGACGGTATCATTACTCGTGGTAATATCATTACTCTACAACTAGAAAAAGATGATAATCAAAATGCTTTGGGATATGTATCTCTAGCATCTACAGTTCCTGGCGTAAAATCTGTTCAGTTTGTTTCACTAATAGATGACGGTAATTACTTAGGAACTCCGTCAGTACAAATATTCAAACCAAAAGTGGGGAACCAAGCAACTGGTACAGTGACCATTGCAGAAGGTGGTATAGACTCAGTAACTCTTACAACTAGCGGATCTAATTATCTTAGTGTTCCTACTGTAACATTTACTCCACCTAATTTAACCACATCATCACAGATTAAATTTGGTAACAACTCTCTACATCATACTGCTATCACAGATGTTATTGGTGCTAACTTCCATTTTACAACCAATGTGGATTCTAGAGATAGTGGTAATGGTAGATTATCATTAAGTTTCTGGTTGTATCCAACTAAGTTTGATCCAGCAGTCAATGGTGGAACAGTCATGTGGACTGATAGATTCAAGATATATTACAGAGAGA